TAGGGGTTTCTTTTTATCTTAATAAGTATTAGGAGTCTGCCATGGAATTTGTAAATGTTTATAGCACTGGAGGCGGGATTAGGAAAGTTCCAGTGGGGCAAGGGGCAGTTGAGGTAGCTAGCAATGTGCCTTTACCAGTAACAGCCACTAGAACACTAGTTCAGGATGATACAGGAGGGGTCTTAACTTGTAACTCAGGCTCTGCAATAGTTGTAACCATTCCTGCAGATACTATCGGACAATGGTTGGGGAATGTAGCAATTGCCATATACCAAGCGGGTGCTGGCGCTTCCTCATTCGCTGCGGGCGCTGGAGTTACCCTTCGCGGAACGCCGCCTACTCCAGCGCAGTACGCAACGCATGCCATTATGCGCGTGGGCGTCAATGAGTGGGTGTATCTATAATGCATCCTATTATTAGAAATGCCTTAATAGGTGGTGGCTCTGGAGGTGGAGGAGGCCCATCTTTCTATCCAACAAGCCTTTTTTCAAGTGGGGAAAAAGGGCTGTTCTACGACTTTTCGGACATGGCGTCTTTGTTTCAAGACGTTGCGGGAACAACGCCGATAACAGCATCCGGGCAGTTAGGGGCCAGGATAAATGACAAGAGTGGCAATGGGAACTACGCGACACAATCGAATGTGGCTTTGCGTTCGCAGTTCTTGCAAGCCGGCGGGTTAAGCTATATGTCGCTGGATGGCGTGGACGACGAGTGGGCTACGTCCGCAGCGATGGCTTTGGGTGGCGCGGATATCGTCACTGTCTGCGCCGGGGTTAGAAAACTCAACGATTCGGCAGGTAGTATCTGCGAAAGCGCCCCAAGTATATCGATTTCTACTGGCTCAATAATTCTGTTCTCTGGAACGGGCGGTCTTGGTACAGGCTACACATCTATCGCTCGCGGAGATGCTGCATACAGTTCAAGCCAGGGCGCATTCTCTTCTGCAAGTGGCGACGACACATCTGTTCTTTACTCGACCCACTCTATTTCCGGTGATTTAAGCACGCTGCGGAAAAACGGCATTGCCGGCGCAAGCGGCGTCGTCGATAAAGGCTCTGGAAGTTTTGCCGATCTTATACTTTATATAGGCGGCAGGGGATCTGGATCGATACAGTTCTACGGCTATATTTACTCCCTGCTGATCATTGCAAGGAGTCTAACGACGATAGAGCGTAGCCAGTTGGAGGCGTGGACTGCGGTCAAGTCAGGGGTGACGCTATGAGCTTCTCTGCGGCTACTCCTGCCTCCTTAATGCAGTCCGCTAATTCAACGCTTGCGGCTTTAGGTTACGGTCCAGGCAACTTTTCTGCGCTAGCCTATTCTGGAGCGGCCCCATCGTTTGCCCTTCTCCACTCCTGGGACGACGCCACCTTCCAGGCAGCAGTCACAGCAATAAGCGGGGTAACTATTCAGCAAGGGGAAAGCGGACCAGACGTGATTACCATTGCAGCGGCACAAGCTGTCGGCAGCACGTGGGGAAATGATGCGACGCTACTGGCTGGAATAGTGTATCCAGGGCTACACAAAGATTCTCTCGGAAAGCTCTGGTGGGTCATTCAAAGCTATAACACGGCAACATGGCCAGACCCGTCAGCGCCTGGTTTAACTGCCCTTGTCGTGCCCGCCAGAACTCCCGGTGTCGCAGTGCCGTGGTATCAGACATTTGCAGCAGATGCCTTCAAGCTGGTCAATCCCTTCACTGGAACAGGTGATATCTGCACGCATAACGGAAAGACATGGCGCGTAACGCAAGCAGATGGAAGCGGAAACAACGTTTGGGAGCCGGGCGTTTTTGGCTGGACGGAGGTTTAGAGTATGAATTTCACTGAACTGGTTTCAGCAGTCTCAGATATTGTGAAGCGTCCTGATAAGTCTGCTCAGATAGGTAATGCTATCAACACAGCATTAGCCAGGGCGCTTTTCAAAACTGAGTTTACTCATGATCTAGTGGAGGCTACAATTCCACTGGATGATACCCTTTACACCCAGACTATCAATCTTCCCTCCCTTGTAGTACCTTTAACGAGGTTTAGGAAGTGGAAGTACGTTAAACTAACCGGAGTTAAAGGATTTCTCCAGCACATAGACCCTCAAAATGTCTTTGTTCCTGGAGGGGTTCAGCAGGTCAATTGCTATTATATGATAGGCTCTGACCTTACGGTTATAGCAGGTGGGCTTTCTTCAGCCCTGGAGGTAGGCTATTATCAGCATCCTCCAGTCCTATCCGGAGCTAATACTTTTTGGCTCACTGACCTTTGTCCCTATGGTATTATTAATAGGGCAGCGGGGGAGATTTTTGCCTTGATTGGGGACGCAAATTCTGCTAAGGTATATCTTGCCATGGGGGAGGATCTTCTAACAATTATGGCTAATGATCTAAGGGATCAAGTGACTTACTAGGGAAGGCAGGAGTCTATAATGCATGATAGGAGAAAGTACGATGGGCTTTCAGAAGCTGATAAAATGGATCATATTATAGGGCAGCAAGAGATGATTCTGTTTAAGCAGGAGGAGATCCTAAAGGCTTTTCCTTTCGGCATTGATCACCATAAACAGGAGCATATTATACGTGAAACCTCCCGGAAAGACAGCGAAGAGTTTATTAAGGATCTCAAACGAACTCTTGTTAAGAACGCTATCATGGCTTTCATTCTGTTTGTACTATCTTTGGTATTGGTTGGCTTTTTTACGAAGCTAGCTGAAGGGTTAAAAGGAGTTCCCCATGTTCAATAAGTTCTCAGAGCGAATAGTCTCCCCCTCTTCTGGATCTGGAGGGGGTGGAATTCCTCCTGGGGGTACTACAGGACAGCATTTAGCGAAACAAAGCTCTACTGATGGCGATGTAATATGGGAAACCCCGCCTACGGTAGATCTTTCTGATTATGCCTATTTGCCTGGTAGGAGTGGTGGACAGCTCTTACATGGAGGGACTGGGGTAGATGATGCTCTAGTTCTGCAAGGTACTACTGCAAACGCAACTGGTACTACAGATACAGTTAAAATTGTTTCTGGCAATGATGGGAGTATAGACTCAATTAGAGTCCGTGGTGATGGTGGCGTATTAATAGGGGAAGGAGATCGTTATGGTTATGGCTATGGTAACGCACTTGCCGTGAATGGGTCCGTAAGTGTATTATGTGCGGCGGGTATTAAGGGGGCGGTTTTTAAGAATGTTAATACGCAGGTTGCCCATTTTATATCCAATAACTACGATGTGGTTAGGATATCTCAGCTTGATGATCAGACTGCAAACATCGGTAGCGGGGCCTTGCTAACTATATCGAGAGATAATACGCTCAACGGATTCACCAATACTACGTCAATGCTTGATATCTACGATAGCCCTTTTGGGCCTTCAGCTAATAAGGTAAATATAGCTATAAACGGCGTTATAGACGGTATTACCCGTTTCCACTTTTACCCCAGGGTGGTTGATAGTGCTACCGCAGTCGCGTACTTCTTTGATACAAAAAATACCCTGGCAAACCTGAGCGCCACTCTCCTAGAGATTCTTACGGGAGGAGCTAGGAGATTTGTCGTATATGCAACAGGGAAGCTGAAGATTATTCCTCCTGCAGAATTCGCAGATGATACAGCTGCTGCCGCAGGAGGTTTGGCAATTGGCGATGTTTATCGGACAGGCAGTATTTTAAAAGTCAGAGTGGCCTAGGGAGGTTTTATGGCAGATATACGAGATAGGTACCCATTAGCCACTGCTGACGGGGTGGCCATTCCAAATGATACAATTAGGCCAGTTGGGGTATCATCCTTGGGGATCTCTGGCACAGCCGTAAGTGCTACGGGATTTCCAACTAGGGTTAACACTATAGTCTTGTTTGCAAGTGCGGATTGCATTATCCGTTTTGGGGCCACTGCAATCTCAGCTTCTACTACTTTACAGGATAATGCCTTGTTCCTTCCTAAAGGGACTTTGATGACGGTTTCCCCTCCTGTCATGACAAGTATCTCTGTTATAGGAGCAGGAGCTGCGACAGGGGATCTGTACATAACAGTGGTAGAGCCTTGGGCAGGATTGGCTCTGGAGTTGCAGACTACACGGAGGTAATGTTGTGAATAAGACGCAAATTATAGATGTAACTCGGAGTGCAGTAATTACGGACCCGGAGGCTTTTTATGAAAATCTCATGTCCACCGGCCAAGAGGATAGCCCTGAGCGGACTATTCCAATCGTGGCTTATGAAGGATATAACTTTCTCCCGACTTTGTACGGGTATCGTAGCTATTTTGACACAACGGCTACTTTGGGTATTGCGGCTCTTGGCAGTCGTTGTGATTCTGTGGTATTGTATCAATTCGCCAATTATTCAAATGTTCTTGTCGCGCTTTGCGAAGATGGAATATGGACAAACTCAGGAGGGTCAGCGTCTGAGGCATGGGTTCATAAGGTAACGCTTTCCACTCCCTCTTCTGGAAGCTATCTGGCTTGGACATACTGTGTCATTGAGAACGTTCTTTACATGTACCGGCAGGGGAATGCTTCTGTTTACAAGCTAACTCCTACAGCCTTTGGTCCTGTAACTATTGCAAGTTTTGTTCCAAACTTCCTGAATATGACTGGGCAGATGGGAATTTTCAGGGCCAATGGACGCTTGGGATTCTGGGACTCGGCTAATTCAATCTCATGGAGTAGTCTTTTCGATTTTATAGACTTTACACCTGCTATCATTACCCTAGCTGCCAATGCCATCTTCAATGATGTATTAGGCAGGATTGTGCACGTCCAAGCCTTTGGTAGCGGCTTCATTATCTACAGTACAAAGAATATCGTAGGGGCACAATTCAATACCACTGGAAGTATCCTATTCTCCGCAAAGAGCATCACAGAGCAGGCTGGCATCTGGACCTCCAAGCAAGTCTGCCAGGGGGCTACTGACATGGAGCATTTTGCCTATACCAATACTGGAATTAAAAGAGTCAAGAGTGACTATACTGTTGAGGACATCTTCGTAGGGATTTACGACTTCCTCAGGGAGAGCCGGGATCCAGTTTATTTGAGTTTCCTGCAGGGTAGATACCTGTTCCTAAGTCTGATTGACCCCGCTTACATAAGTGGTAGGGTAAGTTTTGAAGTTGTAACCTTAGCTGAGCTTACTGTTAGACTCCTTTATAATGGCGGAGAATTAACAGATCCAGAAGATATTCCAGATGCTATTGATGGAATACCCCTAGAGCAGGATATATCGAACAAATTCCTAGAAGGGGCTACAGAAGGATTATATGCACAGTGGCGAGCTTCTGGGAGCAAGATGGTTCCGTCCATTGTCAGCTCCATGAGCCCCTACCAGTTAGATGATCCCTTTACTCCAGATGATGACTTCCCATATGAAGGAAATGCAACTCCTTATTATACACAAGAACAGCTTGATGCAGCCCGGGATACGGGGAGTTTTACAGATGTGACATCTATAAATGATTCTACTCCTCCTCTCTTAGATCTTGGGTGGACTAATGCTCCTTTGGGAACTGGGGTAGCGGATACCGCTCTTACTAGGTTCTTTGATAGGCAGGAGGTGGAATGGGTTGAGTATGCAGGTAAGATAGCACAGGCTCGGAGTATGATAAATGATACCCCTGACAAGGTATCATACTACTCTGATCCTACCGTATATACAAGCACTCCCCCTTCCTTCCCTACTACGGACACCGGATATGTAGAATTTGCTACTATGCTGGACCCTTCTTTTAATACCACTACCACAAAAGTATTTTCCGGAGTAGGCTCCTACAGTGCTTCGGTAACTTATAAGACCATATATAATCAAGAATTTCCCATCAAGCGCAGGGTACTAGAGGAGGATGGCAGTAACGGGACCTATACAGGTGCATATATTCGAGTCTGGTTTACAGATGGAGGAGACCAGCCCTCTCTAAGTTATGTGACCACTCCTACAGGAGGGGTGGCCTGGTACTTAGGAACTATTTTATCAACAGCAGGATATCAAACAGATGGAGGATTTACAGGAAGGTTACAGAATTATGCGGAAGATGCAGACAATACCGCTATATATAATACCTGGAGAGCTTTCCTAGAGACGGTGTTCGATAGCTCCGGCTACACCGTAGGAGGTACGACGATCTCACTTACTCAGGTTGTAAT